CTTTTCTGTGTACAAACTCCCCTTTTCCACAAAAGTTTTGTGAATAGATTGTGAATAGTTCAGCAAAAAGAAAGCCCGTAGAACTGCACGTCCTGGACCGCAAAAAGCACATGGGAAAGGACGAAATTAGGGCTCGTGAAGAATCAGAAATTGTCATGGGGGATTACAAATTCAAGGTACCAATGGCAGTGAAAAAAAATCCGGCCGCACTGAAGAAATGGCGGGAGGTCATAAAAATTTATAAGTCGGCCGGGATTAAATTTGTTAGCTCTACCGACTCCGGGGCCATCGGTCGCTACTGTTTGCTCAACGCTGAATATGAACATTTGATAAAGCAACGGGCCATATTGAGCAACCTAGATTTTCCGGATGAAACTGAAACGGAATTTTTGAAGGCCGCTGGAACTGAGCTGCACGAAAAGAGCGCCCGTAAAATGTGGCGGTTGGTTGAATATTTTCATGGGCTTGATGCGTTGATGAAACTTGACAAAGTGATAAATTCAAAGGCACGGGCAATCCTGGACGTGGAAGATCGAATTTTTCTCAACCCGGTGGCAAAGGTGAAATCATTACCCATTAAGCGCCGGGAAGAACAAAAGGATCCGCTTGAGGCAATGGGGTTCGATGTCTAAAAAGCTAAAAGAACTACTAAAATATGCCGACGATTGTATCGCAGGGAAAATAAATTGCTGTCAGAAACACAAATGGGCTTGCCTGCGCTTTCTCAAAGACTACCGGGATGCCGAAAACAAGCGTTCAAAGTATGTTTTTGAGTGGTCCCGTGTCGAGGATGTTTTGAAATGGTCCATGCTTTTTAAGCATACCAAGGGAGTTTTAACCGGGAAACAAATTGAATTACATATTTCCCAAATTTTCGTGGTTGCCAATGTGTACGGATTTTATCATCGGGAAACCGGATACCGTCGATTCCAGAAATTTTACCTGCAATTGGCCCGTAAAAATGCAAAGTCGCAGCTCTTAGCGGTTATTATCTCTTATGAGTTAATGGTATTTCTTCGTGGTGGAATGGCTGAAGTGTATTGCGCCGCAACGAAGCGGGAGCAAGCAAATATCGTTTACAAAGAATTGCTGGCAATTTTACGGCAATGCATGGACCTAAAAGGAAAATGGAAAGAGGCATATCACCGGATTGAGCATATCAAGAGCGGATCCTTTTGCAGGGCAATGAGCAAGGAAGATCGGAAACTTGGCGACGGTCTTAATCCTCAATGTGCTTGTATCGACGAATACCATGCGCACCCGACTACAGAAGTCTATGATATTTTAGATTCGGCGATGGGGGCCAGACCTGAGCCGCTTATGGGAATTATCACTACTGCCGGATTTGAGCTCAATAATCCGTGTTTTACAGTCGAATACAAAATGATTTCGCGGATCCTGGACCCGGAAGATGAAACGAACCTGGATAGCGTTTTTTGTGATGTTCACGAATTGGAAATGAATACGTCCAGCGAAGACATTACCCTGCCGGATGGAAAAAAGATTGCTCCCGGTGACCTTATCGACGATCCATTTGACGAAAAAAACTGGGAAAAGGCAAATCCAATTGTCTGCAGTTATCCGGAAGGGCGCACATATCTTCGAAATAAATGTGAAGAAGCCAAGACCGTACCCGATAAAATGCGAAATTTCCTCACAAAACATCTAAATGTATGGGTAAATCAGAGAGAGGCTGGATATATGCCGCTCATGCGCTGGAATGCTTGTCGGGGAGAAATACCGGATTTAACGGGCATTCCCTGCTTTGCTGGCCTGGATTTATCTGCCAGAAATGACTTGACAAGTGCCGGCTTAGTGTTTCCCATAGAACAATTATATGTTGTTTTGGGCCATAGTTTCATGCCAGAAAGCCAATTTTATGCAAAAATGAAAGGCGATTTGGTACCATATGATCTTTGGGAAAAGCAGGGTTTTCTCACTTTGACAAAGGGCGAGGTTGTCGATTATAAAGAGGTTGTCACCTGGGTAATCGAAACGGTTTCTAAGCTGGGGGCCATAATTCAGGAATGGTGTGTTGATCCGTGGGGCGCTATCCAGGTATCAAACGACCTGATTGCAGACGGCTATGAAGTGGTTAATATTGTCCAGGGAATAAAGACTCTCTCAGAGCCAACAAAAGATTTTCGAAACCAGGTCTACCAAAAAAATATAATTCACGACGGGAACCCGGTTATTTCTTGGGCGATTGGTAACGCAATTGTTGACATTGTAGATCGAAATATGAATATTCTGCTAAATAAGAAGAAATCTACGGAAAGGATCGATCCTATCGCTTCGATAATTAACGGATTCGTCCGGGCCATGGTAGCCGATAACATCGGCAATATTTACAATACCCGTGGAATGCGGAGTTTATTGTGAATTTTTTCCAGCGCGTAAAGGCCGTTTTTTCCAAAACATATTTCGAACAGTACGTCCATGACTTTTACGCAGGCAACGATCTGCCGGATACTTTAGGGCGCACTTCTGAGCAAACAGCTTTAAAATACAGTGCATTTTTTGGATGTAACCGTGTTTTGTCAGAAACTTTTGCGAGTGTTACCATAAATGAGTTTAAAAAGGACAAAAAAAGCGGTGATCGTGAAAAAACAGACGAAACCGGACTTTACCCGATCCTTAGATTCGCTCCAAATGACGAGACAAGCCGGTATAATTTTCAGGAATGTTTGCTTACACAGATAAATTTTGGTGGAAATTTCCTTGCCGAAAGGATCATGAATGGCCGTAAAATAGCCGGATTAAGCCAAATTCCATGGCAATATTATGATATTTACCGCGACAATGAGGATAAAAAATTAAAATATCGCATTATTGGAAATGAGAATAACACAGTTTTAGAAAGAAATCAAGTTCTACATATTCCAGGCCCTTCAACAAATGGAATTGTTGGGATGTCATTATTGACATATGCGGCCAGTACTATTCAGTTAGGCCAAACTTATGAAAAATTTGGTCAGAACTTTTTTAAAAATGGCGCTTTAACCTCTGGAATTTTTGAAACTGAAGGAACACTAAAAGATGAAGCCTTCAATCGTTTAAAAAAAGATTTGAAGAAAAATTATCAAGGGTTAGTTAACGCTGGTGTTCCAATGATTGCAGAAGATGGCTTAAAATACAGGCCACTAAATATAAATCCGGTTGATGCAGAGTTATTGACTTCTAAGCGTTTCCAAATAGAGGATATATGCCGGTTTTTCCGTGTTCCTCCTCACTTGGTGCAGCACTTGGAGAAAGCGACATTCAACAACGTGGAACATTTGAGTTTAGAATTTGTCATGTATACCATGCTTCCCCATTTTCGCCGAGTTGAGGATAATATCAATTGCCAACTTTTGACTCCACAACAACGAGCCGAGGGGTATTTTTTTGAGTATAATATGGCCTCCCTTCTCCGTGGCGATCAGAAAACAATGGCGGAATCCTTTGCGAAGGGTATCCAATGGGGATGGTTGTCTGTAAATGACGTGCGCCGGATGCTTAATTTAAACCAAGTTGAAGGAGGCGACGAATATTTAAGGCCGCTGAATATGGTCCCAATCGGAGACGAGCCGGGGCAGGGTGGGGAAGGTGACAACGTAAAGACAATGGATAAAATTAAGGCTTTATTGGACGAGGCCGACAAGAAAGGGACCGTATGAAGTGGCTACAGGTTATGAACAAAGCCAGTATTGGCGAGATTTATATCTATGGAGAAATTGAGGATTTCAAATGGATTCCTGAAGACGTAACACCCATGGACATCAAAAACGAATTGGAAAAATTAAAGAATTCTGATTCGATTAATCTTTATGTGAACTCACCTGGGGGCAGCGTTTTTGCTGGTTTGGCTATCTTTAACGAGCTTAAACGATTTGAAAAGCCTATCACGGCCTATGTTGACGGCGTGGCCGCTTCTATCGCGTCGCTCATTGTCCTGGCGGCTGATCGTGTGGTCATGCCGTTCAACGCTATGTTCATGATTCATAATATGTGGACTTGTATTTGCGGGACCGCTGAGGATTTGAGAAACACGGCTGATCGCATTGATAAGATGTCAGAAAGCATTTTAGTAGAAACATACGCACGGAAAACCGGACTCGAAAAGGACAAAATCATCAAAATGATGGACGAAGAAACCTGGCTCAACGGTGAAGACGCTTTTTTGCTGGGATTCGCCGACGAGATACTCGAAGAACAGAAAATTGCCGCCTGTTACAAGGGCGAAAACGTTAGTTTCGGAGAGGTTGAAGTGAATTTGAATAAATTCAAATCATTCAAGAAAGAAAAATTTACTGAGTTTGAACCAAAAAAACATTTATCTTTAGAACAACGCCATCGGCATAATATGAATATGCTTGCGGCACACATTTAAACAGGAGGTCATAATGGACTTTGCTTTATTGATGAAAGCGCAGCGCGACAAAATGCAGGCGCTGTTCGATAAAACCCAAGCCGATGGGGGAAGGGATTTTACCGATGACGAAAAAAAAGAATACGACGCGGCTGAAAAAGAGTTTTATCGCTTGAAAGCTGCAAAAGAGCAACAGGAAAAGCTCAATGCAATGCAAAACGATATTCCAAAAGAACCCGCACCCAAGGCACATGAACCGGCAAGCAATTCCAACGCGTCCGTTCATAACATCCATGCTGGCGATGATCTGTCAACAGAAAAGCCTTATAAGAACCTGGGTGGGATGCTCATAGATGTTATCAGAGCAGGAAAATTCAATGATGGCCATGCAATTGACACATTGAAAAACGCCGCTCTTGGGCAAAATACCGAAGTCGGAAGCGATGGCGGTTTCCTCGTACCTCCCAATTTCATGGGCAACATGATGGAACGTGTTTCTGAAGAATCTAACCTGGCTTCCCGTGTTTCAGAAATTCAGCTTTCCCAAGGGAATAGTGTTTCCATTCCCGGAGTAAACCAGACAAGCCGGGCCGCTGGATATCGTTATGGCGGCATTCAGGTTTATTGGGTAAGAGAAGGCGATTCCCTTACACCCAAAAAATCTGAATTCAGAAATCTTGAATTGAAACTTGCTAAGCTGGCTGGATTGGTTTATCTGACCGAGGAAATGATGGAGGATTCCGCGGCGGTTGAATCCTGGGTCAATATGGCTTTCCCCGCTGAAATGGCTTTCACGCTTGATCAGGCCATTTACAACGGAAACGGAAACGGCGTTCCCCTTGGTTTCCTGAACTCGAACGCGCTTGTTACAGTCGCACGGGCTACAGCAAGCCAAATCAACTATGCCGATGTATTGGCTATGTGGTCGCGTATGCCGGCAAAACGCATGGCACGGGCCGCATGGTTTATCACCCAGCAAGGTCTCGAACAATTAGCTCAAATGTCTCTTACCGTTGGAACCGGCGGATCTACGGTTTATGTTCCTCCCGGTGGTGCTTCTGTTGAACCATATGGGACTCTCTTCGGACGCCCCGTTATTCCCATTGAACAGGCGGTTGCTCTCGGTACTGAAGGTGATATTTCTCTTTGTGATATGTCCGATTATATCGCAATCACAAAGGGCGGTTTGAGAAAAGACGCCTCTATTCACGTTCAATTCCTTACCGATCAAATGGCTTTCCGTTTTATTCGCAGGGTAAACGGAGCACCATATACCAATGTGAAATTGCAGAGCAAATCAAGCAGCACTTTCTACACTTCTCCATACATCACGCTCACCGACGCTGCATAGTGTCCCGAACAGGGGGCGAAAGCCCCCAAAACAGGAAAATTTATAAAAACATTTAAAAACAGGAGAAAATTAAAATGAATATTCTTACAATCATACCCGAAAAGCTGAAAACCGCAAGCCGGGTGCTTTTCAATGGTCAGGTCACTGGGACCGGTGACGCGAAGGGCGTTTTACCTTCCGGCACCAATGGTATTTATATTGTGTGTAATGTTACGATGGCAAACGCAGCCGATCTAGCTCTTTCCATTGTGACGGCAGACGATGCAGACGGAACGACACCGGTAGCTATTGCCGACAATATCCCGATCTATGAAAACGATGTCAGGCAGGACGATGGAACCAGTCACACGATTGGCGAGGCGTCCGGGTCTTTTGTTATCGTGTTTTGCATCCCTCCCGTGCTCATTCCCGAGAGCAAATATATTTGCCTTTCTTTTGCAAATAGCAATGATGCAAATATCCTAAGTGCTCAGGTATTCGACGATGCTCTTTATCAGGGCGAAGGCACATAATATAAAAGTATTCAAAACTATAGCCCTCTGGTTCAGGGGGCTTTTTCCAAGAAAGGACAATATGAGCGAAGAAACCACAAAACCAGAAGAGCCGGTCAAAGACGAAAAGACCGAAGAGGCTAAACCCGTAACGGGAAAGGCTAGAGTAGCCAAAGCAAAAACCGTCAAGGTCAAATTATTGGACGGTTCAGAATTTGAAGGCCTCGCAATTAGTGAGCGAACAACCAACAGCGGAAAACAGGTATTCGTCAAACTAAAGGGATCTGTATCACGCTGGTTTAATGCAAAAGATATTGTAAAATGAGAGCCTACCGGCTAGATACGGGGCCAACGGTTGAGCCAGTTACAGCGGAAGAGGTGAAGACCTATGCCCGTGTTGCTCATGCCGTAGAGGATTATTTAATTTCATCCTGGATCAGTGCGGCCCGTAAATTAGCCGAGGACTACCAACACAGAAGCTATCTGACACAAACATATAAACTTGTTTATGATAGCTTTCCCGAATCCATTATTGAATTTCCGCGCCCTCCTCTTGTGAGCGTTGAGCAGGTCGCCTATTATGACTATGAGGACACTGAAACTGTCTTTGCATCGACTAATTACACGGTAGACACCATTTCCGAGGTGGGGCGACTTTCCCTTAATTACCAAGTACAATGGCCTACCGTCACACTCAGGCCGATTAACGGCGTTATCATTGACTTTACCTCTGGGTATAGTTCGGCAGCCGGGGCAGTCCCGGAGAGCGTAAAAAATGCCATATATCTTTATTGTACCCATATGTATGAGAACCGAGAAAGTGAAAACGGTACGATCCCGAAAGAGTTTTATGATCTATTAAGACCCGATAGAATGGCGGTGTACTAATGCCCTTGACACGGCACGAAAAGAAGAAGAGCCTTGCAAGCCGGGCGCGTCATTACGTTGATTTTCAGAGCGAAACGAAAGTATCCGACGGTGAAGGGGGATTTACCACTACATACACGGATATCGAAAATGCCACTCAGATACCTTGTGAAATATTACCTATCAGCTCCGAACGCCGGGCTGAAATGCGGTCATGGAATATTATTGCAACTCATTATTTTAGGATACGGTCAAATATTCCGGTTGAAGAAATTGGCCGGGCTGTTTTTTCTACTCCTTCCGGGAACCGGTATTTTTATATCAAGACGCTCGAAGATATCCAAACCCGTGACATTGAGCAATTCATGATTGCTGAGGAGAGGCGTCCATGAGCGTTACAATGATGAGTAAGTTTTCAAAATTGACCTTGAATACTGAGGATATTTTCAAAGAGATCGACATGGAAGGGTTTGAGCGCCGTAAAGAGGCCGCTAAATATGCCGTGAAGGTAATGAAAAATAATGTCAGTAAAAAGGGTGTTTCTTCTCCTGGTGGATTCCCCTCCAGACGCACCGGAACGACGCGGCGAAAAATTGGAATGCAGCTTATCAAAGATGATCGCTCCGCAAAAGTTGGCAGTAAGGATTTTAAAGCGCATTTACTCGAATTTGGGCATGGAGACGGGAAGGAACGTAATAAACGGCCTTTCGTTTTTCGGTCACTCCGGGAAGCAGAACCGGAAATAATAAAGATTATGTCAAAGAGGTATTTTTGATATGTTTGAGGCTTCCCTGATAGATTTGCTTGCAGCCGATACCGCTCTGGTTGCGCTACTTTCTACTTATAAAACCGAGCCTGCAATTTTCTCCTGGGTAGCTCCCCAAGTAGCAGAGACACCATATATAGTTTTCGACATCGACAAAAACGCCGTGGAAAATTTGGCAGCTACCGGGTTTGATATTGTCCTGGATATATATGATCGGAACGAAAGCGGATCGGATATGCGGGATATTGCCGAGCGCATTGAGTTTGTTTGTGATCGGGCGTTGATACGAACTGATAGCAGATTCGGGACGATTCGACTATTTTACGAGGACGGCAGAGAGGTTGAAAATTCGGATATCAAAATAAGGCATTATATAGTACGATTAAGCGCGAGAGCTGGTCGTAAAGCTTGGGCGGCAACTATAACACGTTAACATGACACGACAACACGGCATTGAATCAGATACTTATGATAAGCTACTCTTGGACTCAGGGGTGGTTTATACTGATTTTGTTAGCCCTGCCGTACCCGGAACACTCTTAGGGGCCACAAGGGGCGGTAATGTGTTTAAACGGACGCCGCAGTATAAAGAAACACCTTATGAGGGAATACCCGGTCAGGTAAAGGGCGAGAAGCACTTAGTCAAAGTCATAACGACCTTAGAAGTAAATATGATTTCCTTTGATACGGCAAACCTCATTTTGTCAGTTCCAAATTCGTCCTTTACTACTTACGACGGCAATTATGATCAACTCATGGAAACCGAGTGGGACGCGGAGGCCGTACACACATTGAATAATATCGCGTTATTTGCGGAATTGTCCGGGGCAGCAATACCGGTTATCATTATTATTGATAATCCTATTTGTGAAAAGGAACTGAGCTTTTCTTTTAAAGACAAAAGCGAGGCAGTCAGTAAATGGACATTTTCAGCTTTTTATGACGAAACAGTAGGATTTGATAGTCCACCTTGGCGCATTCTTTGGCCGTCATAATAAAACGATTTTAAAAACAGGCAGCAAAATTTAAGTTATTAACAACAAAACGGAGGTGACAAATGCCTAGACATCACGGAATAACAACCGATACATACAAAAAATTTATTATTGATTCAGGGGCCGCCTATATGGGCTTCACAACATTTGCAAGCATGGGAACCCTGCTAGGGGCCACTCGTGGCGGATCTCAGTTTATGATCGAGCAGGAAATCCGGGAAATGGAAGTAGATGGTGCCCCCGGGCCCGTGAAAGAAAGCCGTAGAATTACCCGGGTAAAGGCTTCTCTTACTATCAATTTCGTGGAGCACAATGTAGCCAATTTGGTTCGTATGCTTGCCGGTTCA